GCCGTTGCGGGCGGATCGGCTTTGCGTGTTTTTACTTCGCTTTGACTTGCGCTGCGAGGCGTTTTTCTCTGCCAGTCGGTCGTAGACCTCTTGATAAGGGAGCCGTGCTGCGATGGCTATGGCGCGGGTAACACAGTCTCCTGTGCTGCCTTTATATCCTGCGGCCTCTCGACCTCCATCGTTGTAAACGAACACAGGTGTAGCGTTGACTTCACTCATGGTGAACCTCCGTAGTTGATTAAATTGTCAAAGAGCGTGGAGACTTTGCCCGTCTCCAATCAACCGGGTCATCCGATTGATATATGCACTTTAACATATTATCGCATACATGTCAAGCTAATTTTTTTAAAAGTTATTCTTCGATGCTGGCCCGCTTCATGGGTTTGGTCCTGAAGAAGCCTTTGTAGTCGGGGTACTCGTGCATGAACAGTCGAGCATAGAGGGCGATGAAGTCGTTGGATATTTTGTACTCGCTCCCGGTGGTTACGATCATTGTCTCCCACCGGATGCGATTAACAATAAGCCATGCGGAAAGGTTGCGGTGTCCTTTTCGAATAGCTTGAAAGGTAAACTTTTTAAATAGCTCGTAGAACTCTGGGTTATCCTTGTGCCAAGCCCACCATTTTGTTTTCAGATCGTCTGTCATCTAAACAGCCAGACGGCAAGTCCGGCAAGTAGTCCTCCGATTGCAGCCATTACCGCAAAGTGATGTTGGACGTACCATGGTTCGGGGTTCGCGGGCGGTATGTCTTCATGCCAGTGCTGATCGTGTTCATCATGTGCGATGATAACTTCTTGCTCTATTTCGGCAGCCATAGCGTTTACTGCTGCTGCCTGCTTATGCAAGTTGTTGCGCAGACAATAGTCTAGCACTGCGTTTTCTTCCCAGCGGTTTACCATCTTTGGCCCGCGTGTCGCGGTAGTTGGTACTTTAACTGGGGACGGGAATAGACCTTTCTTTACCTTTCGATAAATGGTCGGCTTACTTACTCGTGTGACTTTGCACACCTCATCAATTGATATTAGTTTTTTCATAACGTTCTCCGTGTTGGGTTACATGGAGTAGTGTATGGGATTTTATATAGAAAAGTCAACCACGTAAAATGCGCTGCCATGATTTTTCAATCTCAGAGCAGAGTTGTTGTCTCTTCTCTGGAGTTAAATCTTTATCCATTTCGATTGCTTTTAGTTGATCGTTGACTACACGATTGATGGTTGAGATGGCCCAAGACCAGTCTATTTCGCTTATACGCTTTTCGGCTTCCATAATTTTCCTCTCAAAGAATGACCCCAGCCGGGGGCAACCGTACTGGGGTCAGGGTCAACTACGGAGAACATGATTACCATGTTCCAGCGTAGTATATACAGTTTGGTATGGGATAATCAACACTTAATCGCATATTTCACAAACATTTTCGGGGTATTCTCCGCCGTCTAGCGGATCAATAATTGTAAGTTCACAGTTTTTACATTTACGGATAAGTTGATCTTCGGTCATCGCAATAAACGTTAAGGCTTGTTCACATTTAGGGCACGTGTTATTCACTAGGTTTTTGTGAAAGTGGCCCGGTTCCCCCCGGATTCGATTCATTGTTTGCTGCCTCCATGTACCATTCGAAGACTAGCCGAAGCTGCCCACCAATGGTCCTGCCTTCTTTTTTTGAAAGCTCCTTGATCTCTTCATACACTTCTCGTGGTACGAGAATGCTTTTCCAACGTGTTGTATCCATTTGTTCTGTCTCCGATGCCCCCGGAATATATCTACGATAATATACTAAGATATATAAGAATGCAAGAAATCACTTTGCTTCGCCCCATGAAGGACCGATTTCCACGTCACACTTAGATGGGACTTCTAAAGGCACCGCTTGTTCCATGACTCTAGCGACCGTATTAGCTTCTTCAACACTCTTGACCGACATAGCAATTTCATCGTGTATCTGAAGCATGGGCAGTATTCCCTGCTTATACAGATCGACCATTGCTTTCTTAGTCATATCCGCAGCAGATGCTTGGATCAGCCTGTTTAAAGCTTTGTAGGTGTATGCACGTTTAAGACGGGTCGTGGGCCCATATTCGTCTACTGCTTCCCTGTACGGCAGCGCCTTGTTCATGGCAAACGTATCGGGCTCCCACAAATCAAATCGACATTTACGACCAAGCAGCGAGTGCAGTGATCCGCCAGAGGATTTTTCGTTCAGTCGGTTCATAACGCCAGTCATAAGACCTTTAACAAACGGAACGCGGTCATGGTATTGCTTGGTCAGACTTTTTGCTTCTTCAACCGATACATCAAGTTGTTCGGATAACTTGTTGACTCCCATGCCATACATCATCCCAAGATTTATTGTCTTGGCCTGTTTCCGCGGTATGTTAGCCATCTCCGCCACCATTGTATGGAAGTCAGTGTCCGGGTTTTCGTTGTAGGCGCTAACAAAATCCTTGGCACCCTCCAATGCTACTCCTCGCATTTTACCGTATACATGCGCATAATGTACCAAGATGCGCGGTTCTTGTTGACTGAAGTCAATGGCCGCCCACTGTTCGCCTTCTTCTGGTAAGAATAGCGAACGAATCATTGGACCCAGTTCAGGATCGCGGGCCGGGATTTGTTGAAGGTTAGGGTTGGACATTGATATGCGTCCCGACACTGTGCCTCCATCGTCAGAACGGATTTGATTTATATGGGAGTGTATTCGACCGTCAGCGTGGCAGTGTTTCATGATTGTATTGATGAAAGTGCCGGATGTCTTATTCAGATTCCTAGCCTGAGTCACCAACTGCGCGAGTGGATGGTCATGCTCTTGGAGGAAGAGTTTTGTAAAACTAGGTGCGCCCTTTTCAGTACGTGGATAGTTGACTCCGATTTTATCGAACGCTTTGGCGAGAGATTGCGCAGCCCATATTTCAACGTTAGCGCCGCTGATACGCTTGATCTCCTTCAGAACGTCCCGTTCTCTCTTGAGCAAACTATTCCTCGTTCTCTCGACCTTCTCCGTATCGACCCTAACGCCACGCATCGTCATATCAACAAGACATGGGAGGAGATCAAGTTCGAGATTGGCGATAGGCCACAAGCCCTCTTTGCCAAGTTGAACGGAGAAATAGTTCCAGAGTTCGAGAGTCAGTTCAGCGTCTCCTTCAGCGTAAGGTCCGACATACATCGCGGGCATCTTCCACATTTCAGCTTTAGGATCGACACCAAACTCCCTCGCGGCCTCCACTAAACCTTTCTCAGACTTAACTTTTCCCAAGTGGTCGTAGGCCAGTGCGTTTAAACTGTAACTAAACCGGTTCTCATCTAATAAAGACGCCACCACCATGGTGTCTATGATCCGGCCATTTACTTGAAAGCCCATGTGCTTTATCCAACCCAGATCATATTGCGCGTTGTGCATAATCTTATCAGCAGGGCATTCAAAGACTTTCTTCAGCCATTTGTTTACCTGCTTTTCATCAAGGTTGCCTCCACCAAAGTGGCGGATAGGTATGTAGCCTGACCAATCATCAACAGCTACGGCATAACCAACTACCTCGCCATCACCTGTCGGCCAGCCGGGACCGTTCTGTTTTAGGTTCGGGTCCCGTGTTTCAACATCTATTGCTATCTTTTTAGCTGACGTAATGTCAGGTAATTCCAGCGGGGGTATCCATTCACTTTTTGGGGCGAACATGCTCATTTGTAGTTTTGCCATTACTGGTCCTCAATGATTTGGTTTTGTCCACAAACTCTGCTCCCAAAGCTGTGTAACCTGCTTTATCAATCCACGAATCCGTGTGGTCGATGCTTTCCACCAATCTGCTGGTCTTTACCCAGTCCATCATCAAGGCGACATGCGCAGGCGTCAGTTCTCCATGAGTTGTCATTGCGCCTGTAACAATGACATTCCATCCTGCGGCTATACGCTCGTGATTAAACAAAGCGTCTCCATAGTCTTTGGCCCGTGGGCCGTTGATAAGTTTCTCTGCTGCTTTAAGTAACTCATCTCTGTTCATTGCTTGCGTCCTCTTGCAGCTTTTTTCTTATCTCGTAACGTTTTTGGGCGTCTTGAACCATAAGTCGCGCCCCATCCAATAAAATTAAAACAATAAAACCAAAAAATAAGGTACTAACAATATCTACTAACATTTAATGCACCGTTTGATTGAGGGGACCGAACACGCACCACTCTTGTAGTTCTAAATCCCATTGCAAGGTAAGACCGGGCATCTCACTATCTTTAATCAGTGGGTTGTTCCAATCTCTCTCAGAAATTTCGCTCTCAAAAATTGCACCATATCGCTCTTCAGCTTCGTGCATCATCTCCATATATTTTCTAAAAGTAATTTTGGTCATAGGTCATAACTCCGTGAAACATCTTCTGCATCTACAATGTATAAATTTTTCTTTGCACGAGTTACACCAACGTAAAAAACACGGTGTGTATCATCTGGGTTTCTTTGAAACTGTGTATCGGCTGCGGGGCTCAAATCCGTAAACAACACAACGTTGTCCGCCTCACCACCCTTTGATCCGTGGATCGTGGACGCTGTAATACGGGGAATCCCATTAAACTTCTCTCCTCTTCGAAGGAGTGCCGTGACATACGCACGGTCGGTATCGGGTAGTTTGTCCATGGCGCTGGACCAAATCATGTCTTTTGTTGCTTTCAGGCCATGGTGTTCGGTAAGTTCATCAAACGTTACCAGATCGCTGTCATCGACTCCCGGCAACTTCTTAAAGCCACGGGTTAAGCGTTCACCAATTGCCATATAGCTATATATTATACGGGCAACTTGACCAGATATTTCTTTTCCCTTGCGCAACTGCTCCCAACCATTCACCGCTTCGCTTATTTTTTCGCTAATAGATCGTCTGCCGCGGTAGTTAAAAAGGTATCCACTTGACTTTAAGTCGTGAGCTACGGGTGTCAACTGATAGCCCGCTTGCGATAGGATCAACCAATCGCCTTGTGCCATGTCTAGTGAGTTGATAGTTGTAATACGCGTCACATTGCCGGGTTCTTCACGGGGCTCGTAGGCTTTTGGAAATCTTCTGGTTATGCGGCGCACGACATTTTCTGCAACGTTATGCACGTTCTTTGGTATCCGATAAGATTGGGACAGTATCTCTGACCCACCGGGCAAATTAATAAAATGATCTACATCTGCGCCCGCCCAGCGATAGATAGCTTGGTCATCATCACCAGCGCAATACATCTTCTTTGACTGCTTATCTAGTAAGTGTGCAATGTCCCATTGCAGCGGTGACAAGTCTTGTGCTTCATCTAAGAAACACAGATCAAACTCAGGACAAAACCTTGCATCGCCGGTGGCAAAATGTTCAAGCATATCTGTAAAATCAAAGAGCCCCATGGCTTCTTTGTATTCCTTTAAACTTTTACTTACAAAGTTTACGGTATTCCAATCCTGTTCTACTTCGCTAATGTTATATTGGTCACGCAGATTTACTTTACGCAATCTAGCCAAGTTAATCAGACCAAGCACTGGATCACTACTGGCCACCATACTAGGTATATCATCATCTATAGCAGTATTCTTTTGGCCACCAAGGTCCACACCTATAGTGCGACTAAGCTCCCGGTAGTTTTCTTCCTGCATAACCTGCTCTGGTCTTATGTCAGACATGGTGAGCGCCAAACTATGCAGCGTCCTGAAAAAAACAAGGTCTTGCTTTGGGTCTAAGTTGAAACGTGCTGCTGCTCGTTCTTTAGCCTCGTTAGCTGCTTTGCGTGTAAAAGCTAAGAATGCAATACGCTCTGGTAGAATGCCGTCTTCAAGGGCTTTGTCCACCATGTTTAAAAGAGTTGTTGTCTTTCCTGTGCCCGGTGGACCGAAGATTCTAAACATTCTTTTCCTTTCGATATATCTGCTGCACTCTCTGTTTAGTGATACCAAATAGTTTTGCTACCGCCGTCATGGTCATTCGCTCTTTGTCGATTAACCGAACGATTTCTGCATCACGGTCTTTTTTCGACATACTACTCAAAATGGTGCCTCCTCTTGGTTAAATGATGGTGTCTTTAAATCCACGTCAGCACTCTCAAAAGACGGTATCTTCCATACTCGTACAGATCGACCTTTAATTTTCAAGACCATACTGTCTCCGTTTATGTCGCGTAGTCGTTGTGCAATTTTATGCGATTTATATTCAAAAAACTTGTTCTTCTTCAGATAGCTCTCGAAGTCTTTCAAACGGAAATAAGTGACTTCTTCCTCTTCATCTGTCCATGGGCGGCGGAGCAAGATTTCTTCTTTATCCTGCGCCTGCTGTAAATGACTGCAAAACTCTTCAAGGTAATCGTAAAACTGTCCACTGATACTGGCGTCTTGTGCTACTTCGATGATTGCGCTTTCGTTATCACGCATTTCTGTCATCAATGTACTAATGCGGCTTTCCCATTGCTGCTTGGCTACGGACCGCGGCATGAAGTTCAACTGCTCCATGCAAGATTTTTGGAACATAGGCTGGCTCATCAGAGCTTCTGTGTCTAACTCAAGTGGTTCGCCGTTAACGTCCATAAACCACACAGGAGGGGTAGAGTTATACTTCCGTAGGTTAGCTACCGTAGCGCCCGCTACAGCGGCTCCTATGCCAAATTTACGGGTGCGGCACAGTTCTTTGTTGCAATGTGCGCTGATCGGAGCGTCTGAGCATTTATAAGCGTAGTCTTTACGCTCTAATTGTTTAGCAACTATGTTGACTTCAGGTAGGGGTAAAGGTGGAGATAAATACTCCATGTTGTATTTTAAAATCTCTGATTCCCAGCTATCAGGAAACGCTTTGCGTAGATACACACCAATATTAAATAGTCCATTGTTCCTGCCGCCCTCACTTATGCGCTGCTTACAAAGTATCTGTAAACATGGAGGACCATCACGAGCAATAATATCGCTTTCACTTGTGTCTTCTATCTGTAACTTGACTACTTGTTCGGATGTTTGTGCATACTTTTTGTGTAAAGCAATAAACTCTTCTAAATCAGCAGACGTGCCATCGTCTAAGAATGCGTAACGTAATCCATTTTCATGATCGTAATACGGTAGGTTGAGAAAGTTTCCAACGTCACCACGGTCTAGGTGTAATTTAATTTGCTTTGGAAATATTTCGCTTTCGCCATAACCAAGGGCCGCGGACATGTGTTGCAGAGACTTCTGCATGTCTTTGGCATCAATCCATTCAGTCGTGAATAAAAAGCAGTGCGCTCCACCTGATTTGCTGCGGCACACTACTAAAGGTAATTTTAACTTTCTTATCTTGTTGACCAGCATCTTGTGGTCGAGTGGATACTGATCCACATCAATACAACCCCACTTACACTGGTTGTCTTCGTTTATTGGGATGATACCCAATCCATTGCCCTTCCCAGACAGATGGTTCTCCCAAAGTTTCTTCGTTCTGGGCTCACGTGTAACGCCCGCCTTACCTTGCGCTTTACCGTTGGCGGCGGTCTTTTCTATTTTGAAGTAGCCGTAAGCTTCCTTCAGTCCATCAAAAATGGACGCAAACTTTTCGATTTTCATTATTGCCCCCATACGAGAGCGACGGGG